AACAATTTTAACAATGAAACTTTTAAAGTTCAAGAAATAATCCCAACAAGTGATCATACTGCAACAATTATTTTTGAAAAGAATACTGGCAAGAGGGCTGCGTTTTTTTTCTTTTATATTAGGGCAAAGAAAAGATGGGATTATTTCGTGCCAACTGATTCTCATATAAATGGGATGTCTGCATTTGCATCGCAAAAAATAGAGGTAGAAAGGCATAACTATAAACACAACTTTTAACTTGAGTAAACTAAGCGAAATACTAAAGCAATATTGTGATGATGTCCTTAGCGACAAAATAATATCTTGCATATATGTCAAGCAAGCAGTACAAAGGCACTTGGATGACTTGCAAAGGGATGATATTACTTTTAGTGAGGAAGCAGCGTTAAAGCCGTTAAATTTTATATCCAACCTAAGTTTTACAGAGGGCGAATGGGCTGGGCAAAAGTTTAAATTAGAATCATGGCAAATATTTATCATTGCTAATATGTTTGGATGGTTAAGGCCAAACGGAAGAAGAAGATTTAAGTATGTGGACATTGCAGTTCCTCGAAAAAATGCGAAATCTACTTTGGCTGGTGCAATTGGTAATTTCATGCTTTATGCAGATGGCGAAGGCGCACCACAAGTTTACTCAGCAGCTACAAAATTGGATCAGGCAAAATACGTTTTTAACGCAGCAGCAGCCCAAGTAAGAAGTCACGAAATACTAAACAAAGAAAGCAATGTTTTCTCATCAGTCAACAATAATAGAATTGTTTATGCAGATGGTTTTTTCCGTCCATTGGAATGGAGGCCAGAAAGTCAAGATGGAATGAACCCAAGCTTTGCCGTAATTGATGAATACCATGCCCACAAAAATGATGACTTGGTTGATGTCCTTGAAACTGGAATGGGAGCAAGAATGCAACCGATACTTTTTAAAATTAGCACAGAGGGTTTTGGTGGTTTGGCCAGTCCATTCAGCAAAAGGCGCAAATATTTAGAAGATGTTTTAAGTGGCAACGTAAAAGATGATTCAGTTTTTGCGATGATATACACTATTGATGAAGGGGATGATTGGACAGAAGAAAGAAGCTGGATAAAAGCAAACCCAAACTGGAAAGTATCGGTTTATCCAAGTAGTTTAAGTGATAAGATTGACTTGGCAAAAAACAATGCACAGAAAGGTGTTCAGTTTAAAACTAAACATTTAAATATTGCTTGCAATACAGAGGCCGTTTGGATAAGTGATCAAGAATACATGAAAAAGCAAGAAGCCTACAATGTGGACCAGTTAGTTGGCTTACCTTGTTATGGTGGTTTGGATTTAGCATCGGTTCGAGATTTTACAGCATTGGTCCTCAAATTCCCATTAGACGATGGCACTTTTAAAAATATCTACAAATACTATTTGCCTGAAATTGCATTAGAAAACAGAAATGGTAGCGAACAAATGATGTGTTCACAATGGCAGCAAGATGGTTTTTTAACAATTACAGAGGGCAACGTAACAGATTACGCAATAATCAAGGCCGACATTTTAAAATTTGCTGAGATTTATGATTTGCGAATTTTGGCGTATGATAGGTACAATGCATCTGACTTGGCAAGTAGCTTACTTGACGAATTAGGCGAAGGCATTTTAATTCCTATGCACCAAAGCATCGGCCATTTAACTGCACCATGCAAGGCATTGGAAGTAGACATTTTAAATCATTTGAACCAGCACAACAATAACCCAATTCAAAGATGGATGTTCAGCAATACCATTCTTAAAATAGATCATAACGGAAACCAAAAGCCAAACAAGGAAAAGTCAAAGAATAAAATTGATGGCGTTGTGGCTGAGGTAATGGCAAAGGGTGCGCAATTGCATCACGAGGCAAATGATAAGCCGAACCAATGGTTTGCACCGATAGAATTTAACTAATGATTTATGCAAGTGTTTTAATATTGAATGAAAGAGATTTAAGGCTAATGGCATCCAAGTCAGGGTTTGCAGAAGTATTTTACAAAGCGAGCAAGCACTACAAAACCTATGAGCAATGCTATGAGGCACTTGAAGAAATATACCAAATTCAATATTTTGAACGTAAATACTCCAGTTATCAAAGTTTTCGCCAAACAATAAGGCGCAGCCTAAAGCAAAATAAATTGACCTAATATTTTAGCGTTTTTATTGACTTACAAAGGTTCTTAAATTTAAAAGGTAACATTGTTGCACTTATTTTATTTGCAAGTGTAATAATTTTGCGTTATCAACTTATTACAAAAATACAAGCAAAGAATATTTCCTACTCAGCCAGAAAGCCAAGTGCGAAATGTCATTAATACGGATTTGCGTGATCCAGCCAAATGGCTTTTGGATACTTTAGGTATTGATAGTGGGGAGGCAAGCGTAAACAATACAACTGCTTTAAGAATTACGGCAGTAAATAAATGTCTTACTATCATAGGAGATGGCATCGCACAAATGTCATTGAAGAAATACGAAAAGATTGGAGATAAAAGGCAGCAAATACCTGATTCTGTTATAAACGATCCAAACCCATTCCAAACTGGTTACGAGTTTAGAAAGTATATGGCAGTTATGGCAGCATATCAAGGCAACGCATTGGCTTATATTTTTAGAGATGCCAACGGAAAGCCAAGCAAATTGCTACCAATTACGGCAAGTTATGAGCAAAAAATCACAAATGGCGAACTTTACTACACCTTGAACGCAGATGATGTCCTTAATGGATTGCCCAGAGTAGTACACTATTTAGATATACTGCATTTTAAAGGCTTATGTGTTGACAATTACTTCGATGGCATCAACCCAATTAAAGCTCATGCAAAAGCGTTGCAATTGAATCTAAGGGCTTACAATGCTTTAGATAATACGTTTAAAACTGGAGCAAAAAAATACTTTTTAAAAGGTGGCGAAGGTTGGAATGCTGACCAAGCAAAAGCCGTTCAAGAAAGCATCGAAAAGGTACTAAATAACGAAAAAACCACAGTAACTGTTCCAAATGGCGTAGATGTTCAGTCCATGAGTCTTACACTTGACCATGCTGGTTATGTAGATGCAATTAATGCCAGCGAACACGACATTGCTTTGATGTTTAATGTTCCTCCAAGTTTAGTAGTTAGAGAGTCAAGTTCAAGCAAAGCAACAGTAGAGCAAGATGCAATAAACTTACACAAGCAGACTTTATTGCCAAGAGCAACTCAATATGAGCAAGAATACGATAGAAAGCTATTAACCGAAAAGGAAAAAGCTTATCAGTATTACAAGCACAATTTTAATTCATTACTAAGGGCAAGCGCAAAGGAAAGAATGGAAATCTTTACATCTGCAATCAACAACGGCATAATGAGTCCAAACGAAGCAAGGCACTTAGAAGATTTAGATGGCTATGAAGGTGGAGATAAGAGGTTTATAAACGCAGCCAATATCCCAGCAGACCAAATTGAGGAATGGATAAACGCTAAAATCAATAATTTAAACAAGTCAAACATGAACAACAATCCAGAAGGGGAAAACAATGGAGAACAATAAAATAAAAGTACAACCATTTTATAAAAGAGCAGCAGTTTATGCAGCATCTATTGATGAAGAAAAACGTGAATGTGAAGTTTGCTTTGCAAGTGATGCAGATGTTCCAATGTATAAATTTGGCGAAGGGAGAATATTAGAGTCATTATCATTAGAAGAAGGCGCAATGGATGAAACCAGACTTAATTCTGGCGCACCATTACTAAACTCTCACAATTCACAAGGTGGCTTAGATGCTATTTTGGGCAAAGTGGTTGAAAATTCTGTAAGAATTGAAGATGGCAAAGCTTATTGCCGAATCAGATTTTCAAAAAGAGCAGCCGTTCAGGATTATTGGGAAGACATCAAGGATGGAATAATTACAAATATTTCTGTAGGGTATAACGTAATGCGTTCAATGTACTCAGGAACTGTTGACGATGTAAAAAGATACGTTGCAACAAGCTGGCAGCCATTTGAGGTCAGCTTTGTAAGCGTTCCAGCAGACCACAGAGCAACTGTTCGTGAAAATAGCGAAACTACTGAAATGATAGTGGAAGGCGAAGAAAAAGAAAAGGAAGTTGTGCAAGCTGAACAAATTAAGGATGATGCAGCACAAAGAGATCAAGACATATTAAAAATAAAATACATACTAAAATAAATGAAACGTTTAAAAGAATTGCGTGAGTTATACGCAGACAAAAAAGCAGAGCTGAAAGTATTACACACAACTCTGGAGACCGAAAACAGAGCAATGACTGAGCAAGAGATTGCTTTAGTTGAGGCTATTGAAACTGCACTTGCTGCATTCAAAAAGGAAATTGGCGCATTGGAAACAATGGATGAGGAGAACAAAGAGGAAGCAGTACGTTCTGCATCAATTGGTTCTGTAAGTACATCAAAAAATGAGTCTAAAGAAATTGAGAAAAACTTTTCAATGATTAGATTCATGAACCAAGCCATTTCTGGTAAACTTGAAGGATTCGAAAAAGAAATGCACCAAGAAGCAGAAAAAGAACTACGAGCAAGTGGTTTATCATCTGAGTCTGGTGGTTTTGGTATTCCTACAATTGTTATGCAGAACATGAACGCTAAGTTCAATCGTGCGCAAAGTGCTGGAACTGATTCTGAAGGTGGTTACACTATCCAAACTGACAAAGGCGATTTAATTGAGCCATTTGCACCAGCACCGATAGTAAGCCGAATGGGAGCAACTGTTCTTCCTAACCTTGTTGGAGATTTATCTCTTCCAAAAGACACTAACCTTTTCTCAATGACTTGGGAAGGCGAAAATGATGATTCTGCTGAAACAAGCAAAACTTTTGCTGAGGTATTATTAACGCCTAAAAGAATGGCTGGATATGCTGACTTGAGTAGAACCTTATTGCGCCAAGCATCTTTTGATATTCAAAACTACGTAAACAACCAATTCATCGTTGCAGTAAATAGCACTTTAGATGCTGCAGCTATCAATGGAAGTGGAACTGGTGGACAACCTACTGGTATCTTGAATACTGCTGGTATTGGAGATGTAGTAGGTGGAACTAACGGAGCAGTACCAACTTGGGGAAATATTGTTGACCTTGAAAGTGAAGTAAACATTGACGATGCACTTGAAGGAAACTTAGGTTACTTAACTACTGCTGGAATCAAAGGAGCATTAAAGCAAACTTTGAAAGCAAGTGGTGTAGCTGGTTACATCTGGGACGGTGAAACAATGAATGGATACAACGCCATGACTTCTTCTAACGTACCAAGCAACTTAGTAAAAGGAACAAGCAGTGATGCTAACGCAATTGTATTTGGAAATTTTGCTGACTTAGTTGTTGGACAATTTGGTGGTGTATTTATCTTGCCAGATCCATATACACAAGCTGGAAAATCAAGAGTTAGAATGCACACTGAACTTTTCTGTGATATCGCAGTAAAAAGAGCAAAGTCATTCGCAGCTATGAAAGACGCATTGACCGCATAATTAGTCTTATTCATATCCCAACATGCCTCGCCAAATTGATTTTTGTGCGGGGTTTTTGGGTGAATGAAAGTTATATTTTTAAAAAGCCCAACTGGTATATACAACTTGGCCTATTCAATAGGACAAACGGCTGAATTGAATTTAGTGCTTGCAAAGGAATTGATTGCTGCTGGTGTAGCTGAGGAAGTACCAACTGAAAAGGTAGTTGCTAAAAAGCCAGTGAAAAAAGTAGTTGCAAAAAAGAAAAAGTAAATGAGGCAAGAGATAGATACCCAGATTCCAGCAACGGATTTGCTAAGTTTAGCAGAGGCCAAAGAGCATTTGAGGGTTACTGGCACAGATAGTGATACAGAAATTACCACAATGATTACTGCTGCTGCATCTATTCTTTCTAATCATTTAGGGTATTACGTTCAAGCAACGGAATACAACAGATTCTGTAATGACTTGGAATTTTTAGCACAAGCAAATAATATTCCTCATTTGTACTATCATCATGAACAGCATCCGGGTGGAGATTATACCGAAATAACAGATTTTAACCATGATATTAATGGCTATCAAGTAAAGATAGATTACGATGGCACATACGACATTAATGAATACGGCTATAAATATAAAGTGACAATTGAGGCTGGATATACTGCTGCATTGTTTCCAAAGGATTTGCAAGTTTGTTTAAAGCTAATTGTTGCAGATTTATACGAGCAAAGAGGCGATCAATTGCCAGTTAAATTGCATTACATTCCACGTGGGGTTTCTGCAATCGCATTTAATTATTGTTTGAGGGCATTTACATAACATGAACGCTGGGAGATTAGATAGACTTGTGAGCATTCAATATCCAACTGTTTCAACAGATAGTTTTGGAGCAAGTGGTGCAATAACTTGGACAACTTTAACGACTCAAATGTGGGCCAGAATGGAAACAAGCCTAAGTACAGAAAGCGTTGCTGCTGATAAAGTAGAAAGCACATACCCAGTCAAATGGACAATGAGGTATTCTACGCAAATAAATGAATCAATGAGAATCGTTTATGAGGGCCAGAATTATGTGATTAAGGGAATAAGAGAAATCACAAGAAGGCATTTAATTGAAGTACAGACAGAATTGGTATCATGAGCAAAAGAAATGTAGGTAAATTAATTGGTGTCAATAGTATTGATAAAATAGCAGACAAAATAAAAGTGGCTTTGTTAGATGGAAGAGTAAGAGAAATATTGAAACAAGAAACGCAAGTAATTGTAAACAATGCAAAAGCTAATTCATTGTCAGTAAGTTCAAGTGTATCAAATAGCATACAACATATTGAAAGAGGCAATTATCCTTTGCACGTATTAATAGCACCTAAATATCCAGAGGGAAATCTTGCTCATTTGTTTGAATATGGAACAAAGCCCAGATACACAAAAGATGGAAGCTATAGAGGACAGATTATTGCTACACCATTTATGAGGCCAGCAATAGACTCTAATATTAAACAAGTGGAAAAAAAAATAGGTGCAAGAATAAAAACAGAAGTTCAAAAATTAAAAAAATAAAATAAAATGGCAACATCAGGAACAATTAATGGAACTCTGCTTCGTCTTTTCGTAGATGATAGTGGAACACTTAAACCGATTGCAAATTTAGTAAGTAACGACATTTCGTTTACAAAAGATTTGATCGAAGTAACGAGCAAAAGCAGCTCAGGAAGCAAAGAATTTATGTACGGACATTTTGGTGCATCTGGATCATTTGAGGGTAGATTTGAGGATGATTCAGTAGGTGCAACGGAATATTCTTTTGAGGAACTTTACTCAGTAATGGTAGCTGGAACAAACTTATCTGTAGTATTTACAACTAATGTAACTGGAGATGTAAAGTACACTGGTTCAGCTTTATTAGGTGGTTTATCTTTAAGCGCACCAGATAACGATGCAGCAAGTTTTACTGGAGATATCACAATTACTGGAGCAGTTACACAAGGAACAGTAGCTTAATTTAAGAAAATATGGATAAGATTATATTTTTAGGCGAAGAATACGATGTTCACTATAATATGTTAGCTTTTGAAAAGATAGCAGAAGATATGGGCGTTGACAATATTGAGGAAATGGGGCAAAAGATGATGTCTGGCAACATAAGTGCATTGCTTAAAAGCAGTCGAATTATTGCTTATCATGGTTTACTTTGTGCAAGCATTGAAAACGAAATCGATTGCCCTTTTGAATCAATTGAAAAACTTGGCCAAAAAGTTACAAAGTTTGCAGATTTAAGCCCATTTAGCGAAGTATTTACAAAATCTTGGCTTGGGTTTTTTACTGACAACTCAAATGAAAAAGCAGAAAAAAAGGCGAAGGGGGCAAAGTAGTCCCCACAACCTTTAAACTACTTAAAACAGTGGCCTTTGGAGAATTAGGCTTGCGCCAAAAAGAATATGAGGAAAGTAGTCCAGAGTATTTAACTTTAGCAATTGAAGGCAAGCGCAAAGCTGAAACAGAAAGGACAAAGGAGATTTATGAAATTGCAAGAACATTGGCTTATTTCTCAGTTTCTCCACACACCAAAAAGAATATCAGCCCTAAGAAATTGTGGCCGTTTTACTGGGATGAAAGAACTCAAGGAACGCTGGAATGGATTAAGGCAAATAAAGACAAATTTGAAAAACTAACAATAAACTAAAGTGAAGCAAGGGAAAGCAATATACAACTTACTATCATCTGCAAGCGCAGTCACTGATATTGTTGCGAATAGAATTTATCCATTACGAGTGCCTGATAAGACGGCCTTTCCTTGCATTACTTATCAGACAATAAGCAATGTACCTTACAATTCAAAGTCAGGGTTTACAACCTACCAATCAAGAGTGCAAGTAAATGTTTTCGAGAATGATTACAACAATGCTTTCATCTTATCGGATGCTATTAAAACGGCATTGGCCGATAAGGTTGGAACGTTTGGAAGTGTAGTTGTTCAAGGCACTAAATTTCTTAATCAAATTGACCAAGAGGAAGATTTTGCAGATGGCTTTGGTTTAGTACATTTTATTTTAGACTTTAATATTACATACAATGAGTAGAAAAAGTGACATTAATTTAAGTCTTGGAATAGATATAAGCCAAATTCAAAAAGGATTTGATGAAGCAGTAAAAAGCAGTCATGGTGCTGGCAAAAAATTAGAAGGAGAAGCCAAAAAGCAAACGGCAATAATCCAAGCCCAAATGGATCGTATTGGCAAGGCCAAAACCTTGAAGCAAGCCAATAGGCAAATGGAAAACCTTTTGGGTACTATGTCGCAGTTTGGCATGGAAGGTTCTAAGGCGTTTGGAGAGGTTTTAAAGCAAGCTGGAGCATTAAAGGACAAAGAAAAGGACATCATGGAATTGGTGGATATGCACTCAACTGCATTACCTTGGAAGTCTATGGCAAAGGCCGTTAAAGGTGCTGGCCAAGCAGTTCAAATGGGTACATCTGCAATGGCCTTATTTGGAGATGAAAGCGAAGAAACCCAAAAAATGATGCTAAAAGTTCAAGCTGCAATGTCATTTGCTCAAAGTTTGGATAGTATTGAAACTTTAGGAGATAGTTTTAAAGCTTTGGGAATAGTTATAAAGGCCAATCCTATCTTTTTTGCTGCAACTGCCATTGCTGGTATTGCTACGGCTGCATATCAATTGCAAAAATCTTTAGACCATGTGGCAATTGCACAAGATTTGGTAAATGATGCAATGGAAAAAGGGGCTGAGGCAGCAACCAGTGACATTGTAAAAGTACAGTTATTAGCGAAACAAGCCAACAATTTAAATCTAAGTTTAAAGAATCGAAAAGGTGCTTATCAAGAATTACAAAAAGCATCTCCAAGACATTTTGCAAATCTTGCATACGAAGAATTTTTAACAAAAAGAGGAACAGATGCAACGGAAGCAGCGACAAAAGCCATAATTAATAAGGCAAAAATGGCTGCATTGACTGAGGCACTAACCGAAAAGCAAAAAGAATTAAACGATCAAGGTGTATCTTGGTTAGATATAGTTAAAACATCGGCAACGGCAATTTTTAGTTTAGGTACTGCAGATATTGATTATACAAGTCAAAGGCTTGCTGGTGTAGCAACAGAAATTGAGGGTATTGAAAAGGCAATTACAGATTTATCAGAAAGTAGTGGAGATGATTTATTTGAATTTGAAGAACCAAAAATACCAAATGCACCAAAAGCACCAAAAGCATCAAAGGATAAAATATTAACTGAGCAAGAAATTGCTGATATTGATTTCGATAAGGCTTTAAAAGAAATTGATAACTACTATTTAGAAGTAAACAATACAACTAAATCAAGATTATTAGAGGGGCAATTAACTCAAAAGCAATTTGATGAACAAAACTTTAGAGATAAAAGCAGTATGCTGGCTGAGATTATTTCAGTATATGAAAGCTATGGCAAAGATGTTAAAAGCATTGAATCTAACTTATTAGATGCACAAATATCTTATGGCAAAAAGCTAACATCTGAAAAAGCAAAAGAAGCAAAAATCCAAGCAGCCGAACAAAAGAGATTAGCAAAAGAAAAAGAAAAAGCAGAAAAAGAAGCAGCAGAAATGGCAGCAGCAAATGCCGTTCAGGTTAATGTTGAGGTCGGCAAATTATTAGAAGATACATCCAGTCAAATGACTACGGCATTGGCTACAAATTTAGGTCAAGCAATTGCCAATAATGAAGATATGGGCAAAGCAATGGGAGATACTATAATGGTTGGAATGGCAGACTTTTTAACTAATATGGGGCAATTGATGATAACTGCTGGTATTGCCAAACTTGGTTTTGATACTGCCATGGTTCAATTTGGTGGTGCTGGTGCTGCAATTGCTGCTGGTTTTGGTTTGACCTTAGCTGGCTCTACAATGAAGGCTGCAATGAGTAAAGATATTGCAAAACCTACGGCATTGGCTGAAGGTGGAGTAATGAAAGGAACTACTTTTGGAATGCTTGCTGAATATAACACTGCAAACAATGATCCAGAGGTTGCTATAAGAAGTTCGTATCTTCGTGGAATGATAGCAGATGCAGTTGGAAATAATAACAATGGTGGAAATGTCAAATTCAGAATTGAGGGCCGAGATTTAGTAGGCGTATTAGGCAGAGGATTAAAAGACAACAGTAGGGCATAATGGGAAAGCAATATTTTGGAGAAGTTGAAAGCATAACTGGAAACAGTTACACAGTTGAGATACATCACAAAACTTTAACTCCAATTCCACCAGCAACTGCAATAGAAATAAATTTAGCAACTGGAGGTTTTGAACTTAATTATGAAGGTCAAGGCTCTACAACCTATGAAAACAACATAATGGGTTCAAGTTGTTCTTTTGATATACTTGTGGAATCACAAGCCGTATTGGATGGATTGTCAGCAATTGCAGAAAGCAAAGAAAATGATTATTTACTGGTAATCTACAAAGGGCAAGATTTATTCTGGCATGGTACTATAGTAACAGACCAAATGACTTTGCCAAGGGCAAGTTATCAAGGTACTCCATCAGTAAATATAAAAGCGAATGACCGACTAAAATTACTTAGTTCCGTTGATTTTGATTTTGGTACGTTTTCCTTGCCATTAAATAGGGAAAGAGGGCTTGAAATTATCAAGCAAATAATTCAACACAATAATACTTACATTACTGCATTGTATGGAGCATCTTCTCGTTATTTATTAGATTCTATTGAAAACAAAGCTACAAACCAACTGGATGGAACTTTATACAATGTATCTTTTAAGAAAGAAAGTTTTATACAAAATTTTACCTTAACTGCTGATTTTGGTGAAGAGGATGAATACATTAAATGTACAGATGCACTTAGGCAAATATTACAAGTTTTTAATGCTCAAATAGTTTTAACCAATGGTTACTATGTAATAAGGCATATTGACAATCAATATTCAGCAAGTACAGAATTTAATGCCTACACAAAAACATTGGGCGCATTAAGTACCTATACAATAAGCAACGGCATAAATGTCCAAGACAATGCAAGAAGTTGTTTTGAGGCTATTCCAGAATATACTTTTCAGCCAGCAATTAGAGAAATAAGTACAGAAATAACAAAAAGCCAAATTGATTACATTGATAAAACAACGGCATCATCTGTTTTGGGTACTTTGTCAAATACGGATGTAGGGGATATTACATATAAATATGCTCGAATAGTTGTAAAACTTAAAGATATATTAACAAGAGTCCAAAACAATCAAAAAGACTACTGGGCCAATGATATAATGATTTGGGCTGATTTTTGGGTAAAAAATGACGTTGGAGATTATTACTACCTAAAAGATGGCGAAATAGTTTTGTGGGATGATCCAGGAGTACCAAATTATTACACAAGAATTGCCCACAAGGATACAACCAACAATCCAAATGAAATGATTGATGTGGTTTACGAAATCAAATTGCCAAATGAAACAATCGTAGAGTATAACTTGGAAATAGTTGCACGAACCAATTGGTATGAAGCAATCATTGTTCCTACTTATATCAACCCAAAAAGATTATTGGGCTTTAAATTTGCTTATGCTGATGATACTTTTGCTAAATCCAGAATGGGTATTGAATTTGCTTATAATACGTGGAATAATGACGATACAGCAGATTATGGCTTGACCGAAAAGTTTGCAAACGATATATTGACGGCAAACGCAAATTTGAGTAATAATGTAACATTAGGCAATCTTTACCATTCAGGATTAAGTACAGATGTTTATGGGGTTCAATATTGGAACAATACAACATCAAAATGGTCTTTGCCTGAATTTAATTTAGTTGGAGTTTCTGGAACTGCAAAAGCCGAAATATTGCCATTGATAATGGCTGCCAATATATATGAAGATAACATAAAAACAATTGAAGGAGATTTGCACACTAATGGAGCAATTTATGCAATCAATTCAATTAACATAGATTCATCAAGATGGGCATTTAATGGGGGAACTTATAATGCTCAAAATGAAGTTTGGAGTGGCCAATGGATAAAAGTTGCAATTGGTTCTATAAATACTGGTACAAATGGTAGCAAATACAATGATAGATTCAGAGGTGGAAATTCTGGTTTTGGAGATATTTTCAAGTCTTTAGATGACCGATTGAT